ACGTTGAAACCCTTCTGCGGCCATTTAAGAAGAACAACGGATTGGCGAAGTAAATGAACCCAAGCCAAGTCCGCGACGGTCTTAAAACCAGGCTACAGACCATAACAGGCCTACGCGTATACGACTTGATCCCAGAGCCAGTAACACCGCCATGCGCGGTCGTAGGACAACTAGATCTCACATTCGATATCGATAACGCCAGAGGACTCGATCAGGCAAATGTCGATGTATATGTGATCGTTCAACGCTTCTCCGAAAGAGCAGGCCAGGACAAGCTCGATGCATACCTAGCAGGTTCCGGCTCCAGCTCAATCAAAACAGCGATCGAAGGAGATAGAACGCTTGGCGGAACAGTAAATACCTTACGAGTCACAGCAGCCGAATCAGGCCAATATGAATCACAAGGAAACCTGTTTCTTTCTTACCGATACCGCTTAACAATTTGGGGATAAGGAGAACCAATGTCATACACGATCATCTCAAGCAAAACCGTCTGCGGAAAAACCAAAGGCGACACGCTAACAAATGAAGAATTGCAAGATGCAGGAGTCAGCGCAGAAACTCTGATCGCTGGAAACCACATCAAAGCAACAGCAACAAACACAGAAACAAAAGTAGTACAATCCATCAAACAAGAAACCAAAGAAGGAGCGACCGCATAATGCCACGCTTAGTCCTAACTAACGCATTCATATCCGTCGGTGGAGTGGATCTGAGCGATTTGGTCGCTTCAGTAACACTTAACTCGACATTCGACGTCGTCGAAACAACAGCATTCTCTTCCACAGCAGCTAAGACTCGCGTGGCAGGATTGGCAGACAACTCAATCTCACTAGAATTTCATCAAGACTACGCAACAAGCGAAGTTGAACAAACAATCTATCCGTTACTCGGAACAGCTGCGGCAGTTATTGTAAAGCCAAACGGTTCAACAACAAGCGCATTCAATCCGTCATATACATGCAGCGCGGTTATTTCAGAATGGACTCCGCTAAACGGAACCGTTGGTGAATTAGCAACAGCAAGCGTGACATGGCCAGTAACCGGAGCAATCACTAAGGCGGTCGTGTAATGGCAAGAATCGTTCTAACAAATGCATATGTTGTATTCGGCACAACTGATCTGAGCGACCATATCGCGTCAGTCACATTGAATTCAACATTCGACATCGTCGAGACAACCGCGTTCGGAAACACAGCAAAGACACGTGTGGCTGGATTAGCAGATAACTCTGTAAGTTTCGAGTTCCACCAGGACTACGCAACAAGCAGCGTCGAACAAACAATCTACCCATTACTCGGAACAGCCGTAACAGTTTCAGTAAAGCCAGTCAATACAACAACAAGCACAGTGAATCCGCAGTACGCATTCTCGGCGCTAATTTCAGAATGGACTCCGCTAAACGGAACCGTTGGTGAATTAGCCACTGCATCGGTTACATGGCCGATCAGCGGAGCAATTACAAAAACAACATCAGCATAAACAACTAAGGGGGAAAACAAATGGATGGATTATTCATCAAAGTAAAAACAAACGATGGCACCGATGCAACATTCCCGTTGCGTCCGCGTATCATCGTGGAATTTGAACAAAAGTACGGAAAAGGACTCGCAAAACTTATCGGCGAAGAGCAGAAACTAGAGCACATCTATTATTTAGGATGGCTCGCACTTCGAGCAAACGGCAAGGTTGTGAAACCCTTCGGACCTGATTTCTTGGATACATTAGAAGCGGTATCCCTGGACACAGACCCAAATTCCGAATCCACAGAGACAGCCTGACATATTCAATAGCAGCAGTTTCTGTGGAGACAGGGATCGACCCGATCAGTTTATTAGATGCACCAGAAGGCATATTAGAAGCGATCGTGATCTACCTGAAAGAGCGAGCAAAGGCGGTCAATAAAAATGGCGGATGAAACAGTAGTGATATCCGGCATCAAAGAAACCATCGAGTCGCTTAAAAAATTCGACAAGGACGCAGCTCGTCGGCTGAACAAAGTGATCAACGACGAGCTCGCCCTTGCCGAAAGCGCAGCCAGAGCCAAAGTTACAGATGCCCCACCAATGAGTGGCTGGCGCACCGTTGCAGCCGCAAAGGGCCGCACACGCGGTGGGCAAGGATGGCCAGCCTGGGAACCAACAGCGATCCGTCAGGGCATCAAGAAAACCAGAGTTGAAGGCAAAGTCCGATCTGATTACACGACAGCGCCGGAGCGCTTGTTCAAAGAACAGCAGCCGGTGCCATTTGGGAAGTAGCAGGACGACGCAGCGGCGGATCAGGAACAGGCCGAAACATGATCGGCGTGCTTAATGAAAGATTCAAAGGCGCGTCACGCGGCATCTGGGCCGTTGTAGACAAAGACGCAGATAAAATCCGCACCAACGTTCGCAAAGCGATAGAAGATGCACAGAGATTATTAAAGCAAAATTTGAACAAGGAGAAGGGATAACCACGTGGCAGTAGGAGCAGTAGTCGCCCGGATTATTACCCAATACTCCGACAAGGGAAGCAAAGCAGCATCCAGGGATATAAATAAACTTGGCAAATCCTTCGACAAATTTGCAGGCAAAGTAGGCAAAGCATTTGTGATCGCAGGCGCAGCTGCGGCAGCCTTCGCAGTTAAGATCGGCGTAGATTCAGTAAGAGCTGCGATCGCAGACGAAAAATCACAGACCCTTCTAGCCAACTCCTTGCGCAATACGACAGGCGCAACCGACTCAGCAATCGCAGCGACAGAAACCTACATCGACCAGATGCAAAGAACCTTCGGCGTTGTTGATGATGAACTTCGTCCGGCGCTAGGAAAACTCGCCAGCATGACTGGATCAATTACCGATGCACAGAAACTTCTAGGCCTTGCCCTTGATGTTTCAGCAGGCGGAAGCGTTGATTTAGGAACGGCAACAAATGCCGTAACAAGAGCGCTGAATGGAAACTACAGAGCCCTGCGCAATATGGGCGTTCCAATTACAGACGCAATGACTAAGTCAAAAGACCTCAACGCCGTCCTGGAAATAACAGCTAAGACTTTTGCAGGAGCAGCAGCAGCAAGAGCAAACACATTCGAATTCAGAATGACTCGGCTCAATATTGCCCTGGACGAAGCAAAGGAAACATTAGGCACAGCGCTTCTGCCTACCCTGGAAGAATTATTCACCACGCTGACGACTAAAGTCATTCCAGCGGTTCAAAAGTTCTTGGAAGAAAATGGCAACAAACTTGTCGCAGCATTCCAGGCAGCAATCAAAGCCGTTGTCGGCTTCGGCTTTGTTATCTTCAAAGTCTTTCAATTTGTAGCAAAGAATAAAAATGTCTTCATAACACTCGGTGCAATCTTCGCCGCTACATTTGTAGCAGGCAAAGTGATCGCATTCGTCACAGCGATCGGCAAACTGGTGGCTGCATACAAGGCGATCAGAGCAGCAGCCATCGGCGCAGCGGCAGCACAGGCAGCGGCAACAGGCGGTCTTTCAGTAGCCGCAGCCGCAGCCGGAGTCGCGGCCTTCGCTGCAACGCTCGGTGGACTTTATGTGGCCGTCAAGAGTGCAAACAGCGCGATGGATGGCCTGGAGAGCACCGGCGAAGATTTAGAGTTCTCATTCGACGGCTTAAACGACAAGACCGACGACTTCCTGACAAACCTCAAAGGCCTCAATGTTGATCTTGGAAAGACAACAAAAACAACAAAGGCGCAAACAGCAGCAGACATAGCAGCTGCAAAGGCAAAGACAGTTCTTGCAGCTTTGGCAAAATTAGGCGTAAAGCCAACGACAGAGAAGGATCCGATCCAACTTGAAGCAGCACGCCTAAACCTTCTCAAGCAAAGCAACCTAGAAGAGCAACGCAAACTCGCAGCGATCATGGAAAATATGAAAGCGCAGTTGTTGGCAAACGAAGCAATTCAAAGATATGTAGATCTGCTCGGCGTGGTTGCAGATCAAACAATTTCACCAGAGGAAGTAATCCTTCTATCGCTTAAATGGGGCATAAGCCAGGAAGCCGTTGTCGCTTATACGACTGCCGTCTTTGCAGTAAACGATGCGAAACTTTCGACAGAAGAGATCGATCTGCTTGCAAAGCAATGGGGCGTAACAAAGCAACAAGCAGAGATGTACCTGGACTTCTTCAAAGCAATCAACGACGGAAAACTAGATCAATCCGAAGTGAACGCTTTGATGGAAAAATGGAAACTGACCAGCAAGGAAGTAACAGATTACGCCAAGAAGATTTCAGACGGCGTAACTCCATCGGATCTATGGCCAACACCGGGCAACCAGGCAGCAAAGTCTTGGCGCGACGCGCTCGCAGCTCTTAACGCCTACCTTGCAGCGGTCGGAGTCAAACTTTCACCGACAGCGCCAGTAGCACCGGTAGCGCCAGTAACGCCGACGGTTCCAGGAGTAACGCCATCTAACAAAGCAGCGATCGAAGCATTAACACCAGCACAGGCAGAGAAGATTCTGGAATCAATGCCATCTAGCGTTGCAACGACGCTAACCCCGGCACAAATTTCTGGAATGCGTTATGCAGCTCAGGCAGCAGCGCAAGCAACAGCGCAACAGAAGATGCTCGATTCAATTGCACTCAGCGATCCAATGGCACAGGCATCCCTTCAATCAGGACTTGCAGGCGGCGCATCATTGAGCGCAGCGCTTTCAGGATCACGTTATGCAGCTCAGGCAGCAGCGCAGTACGGAGCAGGAACGACCGTCAATGTGACAGTTCAAGGAAGCGTCACATCCGAAAACGATCTAGTTACATCCATTCGAAACGGATTGCTTCAAGGACAAAATAACGGCCAGGCAGTTGTGAAATCTGCGACGACAATCTGATGACAATGCCAACGCTCGGAGT